ATGTCGGTTGCAGCCTTCACCGCTTGGGTGGCCGCCTCGGACACCGTGTAAACCGTAGAGCCGACGCCCTCGACATCCTCCTGGCGAAGATAGAGGCTTTGCGCGCCCATGGCCTTGAGCTGCTGCACACCAATGATCACGGCCTGCTTTGCGTTCGCCGGAACATCTTCGGCTGCATAACCAGCCTTATAGGTGATCGTCACCGCATCGGCCGAGCATTCGGTTTGAGGCAGCGCAAAACCGGTTCCGAACTGGCACCGGTTTCCACCCGACAGGCGATAGTGGCTCTCATCCACCACCTGCTCGACACCATCTGCGTCTCGATAGACGACGCTGACAATATCGATGACTGGCTCATAGGGCAGTCGAATGACGCGTGAGAACCGAGGCAGCGAATACTCCAGCTCCTGCTCGCCCAGCGACCGCCCCAGCCATCCGGTCGGTCCATCAATCCCAGCCTGCACGGCGGCGATCAGCGCAATCACCCCTGCGTGGGATGCGCCTTGCTCGCTGGGGACATCGTCAGACGTGACAATAGGTGCGGGACCGGAGAGGCGACGAACGGCCATAATTAAGCAGCGGCCTTAAGCGCGGCCAATATGCCAGCCACATCGGTAGCGGAAGAGATGTCGATGGACTTTTTCGCAGCAAAAGCCTTGAGCTCGTCCACCGTCATGTCGTCAAGGTGCTTTTCCTTCATATCGGCAGCTATCAGGGTAGCGATCACATCACCCTTGTTGCGGGCCGCAGAAACATCCACCCCTCGCTTGGCGGCCAGAGCGTCAAGCTGCGGGCGGGTAAGCGCACCAAGCTCCGCTGCAACATTGCTGTCCGCCGCCGAAATGTCGTCCCCCACGGGATCATCATTGGACGCATCAACTACAACCGCCACGCCACGCTGCAGCCAGCGATTCATGAAGGCCTGAAGCCATTCGTCGGTCGGATCCTGCTGCAGGCCGAGTTTTTCGCGGACATCTTCGCTGGCGAGAATGGAACCGGCCTCAAAGGTCGGGCCCTTGCCAGGCGCGGCTTCATAAATCTGGGTAGAAAGGAACCGGATGCGCATGGCGCCAACCTCAATGAATGAGAAAAGGGAAAGCGGGGCCGGAGCCCCGCCCTATCAGTCGACGATCGCGCTTGCGGCAGCAGCGCCAGCGAACTTGGCGCCGCGCAGGATGTAGAGTGCGGCGATCAGCTGCGAGCCCGCAGAACCAGTATCAGGAACCTGGAGCTGAATGCAGTCGAAGCCATTGTTGACGTCGAGATCTTCAGCATCGAACTCGATCAGGAACAGCCCCTGAGCCTCAGCACTGGCCGCGTCGGTATAGGTATTGGCCGCAGCCTGCGTGACGGTCGTGAAAGTGCCGATACCAGTCTGGACACCAACCTTGGCGTCGATGCGGGTAAAGTTCAGCGCCTTGGCATCGGTGCCCGACACATCCTTGGCCTGACGCACTGTGATAACCGGGTCATCGCCGGCCACACCGGCCGCCTTCATCAGCACGATGGTGCAGCGCTCGTAATTCTTGAGCGACACCCAATCGCCATTGTTGGCAGCAGCCTGAGAATCGACCGGGACGATTGCCGTCACGATCTGCGTATCCTCCGCGAGGAGGTTGTTGAGGTAACCCATGATGGAAAACTCCAAGCGCCCATTAGGCGAGGGTGAAAGGGGAGACGCGCCGATTCATCCCGGCGCGCTGATCGCTTAGCGGGAAGCGAGGGTGATGTAAGGCGACTGGGCGTTCGCGCCGTCGCGCTGCGCGATAGCCGACGGCCACCACGGCTGGCCGGCAACCCGCATGGTGAAGCGAAACGCCACCATGTCCTGGTCGAACCAGAGATGGATCGACACATCGGACTTGATGCCGTTGGCATCGCGGCCGCCGCCGGTCTTGGTGACCGTCAGATACTGGGCGAGGTCAACCAGCATCACATCGCCAAGATCGCCGATGGTTTCCGCAACCTGATGCGGGATCACCGGACGGCCCCAGAGGGTGCCATACATGTTGCCGGAGACGCCGCCGGGAGGCAGATAGACCGGCTGGTTGGCCAGGCTCATCAGCGGCAGGGTAGCTTCGACGTCCGGGTGCATCAGCCACACCGCAGTGCGGCGCGAGGACACGGGCAGACGGCCCCACATCTTCGCCAGATTGGTCACATTGACGGTGTCGGCCGTCTGGCCGGCCTCGGCGGCAACGGTCACCAGAGCGGGCGAATTGAGGAACCCGAGCGGCATGCCAACGCCAGTACCGCGCACGATCGCGTCGGATACCTTGAAGTCCATCTTTTCCGGAGCTTTCCGGTTCAGATAGGCGCCCATTGCAGGCGCATCTTCAAGCAGTTCTTCGGTGACCGGCACGAGAGTGGCCAGAGTGTGCAGCTTCAGCGTGGTTTCGCCGAGAGCAGGCTTGCTCTGCTGCTTCACACCAGCTTCGGCCGTCCAGTAGGACTGGATGCCGCCGGAGGTCTGCCAGGGAGTGGTCGAGTCTGTCGGCAGCGTGATCGTGTTCGAGCTCGACTGCAGACGATCGGTCATGGCCAGAAGGCTGTCTTCATTGAAGACCGGAGCCAAGATTTCGGTGCGGAAGTCGGCCGGAACTGCGAAACCGCCGTCGGCACCAGTGCCTTCATTGCCATAGGTCGATACCGCAGCATTACGCAGACGGGGGTCCATGTCGCCACCACGCTGGGACGCCTGGCGAACTGCATTGGCGAATTCGCCGAGGTGACGGAAGCCATTGGTGCCGCGAGCAGTAGCCGCCGGCTGAGCCGGAACAGGGCGCGCGGTGCCACGCGTAGCCGCATTGCTCGGCCGCTGCCCAGCGGAATTGTTCGGCTGGTCGACAGTGTCCGCATTGTCGTCGGGATCGGTCTGACGGCCACGCGGAGCAGTCAGCATCGCATTCTGGGTGTTGACGCGATTGCGCAGTTCGATCTGGCGCTCGAGGTCGTCGAACTCGTTGGTCAGACCTTCGATTTCGGTCTGCTCCTGGTTGGTCAGATCGCGGCTTTCGCTTTCCGCCCGGGCCAGAATAGCCTGGGACGATTCCATCAGCGCCTGCTGACGATCGCGATGCGCATCAATGGTCGCGTCGGTCGGGCCATCGGCAAACATGCCGAAGCCGTAGGGAAGTGCGCCAATGGCCAGCACGGCCAAGACGCTGGACGGCACCGTGAAGTGCTTACCCATGTCTATACTCCTAAGAAAATGGCCCGCCGAAGCGAGCCGTTGGCCGTGGCCGGTTGGCCACCTCACTGCCGGCACCGTGCCAGCAGAATCTCTATGTGATCAGGCGGCTTTGCCTGCCTGATGCTTGAGCTTCATCGTCGCGATCCGTGACCGCGCCGCATCCATGTTGGGCGTCCCGGCCAAAGCTGCCGGCGCCTTGTTGAACCGATGCTTTGCCGGGTCGAAACGCGCTGCGAGCCGCATATTGTCGGCCACATCAGTCGCAAAACCATTGTCAACGGCTTCCTGCGCAGTGAACCAGGTCTCGACGTCCATCCAGTTCTTGATCTCAGCCTCGGTCTTGCCGGTGCGGGCGATGTAGACGTCACGGATGCTCTGTGTGGTGCGATCGAGCAGCCCAGCCATGGTCCGCATGTCCTCGCTGTCGCCCATGGCGAAGCCCCAGGCATTGTGGATCATCAGGAAGCCGGATTCGCTGATGTGGATTTCCTCACCGGCCATGGCGATTACCGACGCAATCGAAGCGGCAAGGCCGTCGATATGCACGATGACCTTTGCCTTGTGGTCGACGAGAAGCCGGTAAATCGTCAGGCCATCAAAGACATCACCGCCAGGGCTGTTGATGCGCAGGCGGATCGTATCGACGTTCCCGGCCGCCTTCAGATCATCAGCAAACTGCTTCGCCGTGACGCCGCCGAACCATGAATCTCCGACATCGCCGTAGAGCATGATTTCGGCTTCTTTGCCCTTGGCCTTGATACTGAAACCGCTTGGCACTTTCGTGCCAGCGTCATTCAGAACGAGGCTGAGCGCGGTTGAGGACGATGCCATGCGGAACTCCATTGGCTTGCGGCTGCGGGCTTGTGTCGGAGTGGTCGGTCGGCTGGTCTGTGCTGGTGGTGGCTGGGTCTTCGCCACGGATGAGACGCCCCAACACCTGAACCTGCTGGGAAACGAGGCTGACATCGCCGTCGGGGCCAATGCCGTTCATGTCCTCGAGCGCCAGAATGCGGTTCAGCGGGACGCCCAGATCGAGCAAGCCCTTGTAGAATTTCATGCGGCTGTCATTGTCGCCGCGCATCAGCGCCTGCACCGAAACCTTCGTGTACAGTCCCTGACGATTGGCGCCGAAAAGCTTGTAATCGGCTTCCTGCTCGAAAACTCTGATCCAAGGCGTGATGCTGTCGACGACGACTTCGATCGACTGGTGTTCGATGTTCGAGAAGGTCGAGCGCAACAGGTGCATGACTTTGTGTGGGGGCACCCCGAACCAGCGGCAGATCTCTTCGACCTGATGCTGGCGAGTTTCGATGAACTGAGACTTGTTCGCCTCCAGCGTCAGCGGCTTGAAGTCCATGTCAGCATCGAGAATAACCGTCCGGTCGCCCTTGGGTCCACTATATAGCCGCTTGAAGCTGGCCTTGAGCTCTTCGAGCGCCGGAACTGACAGTGCCTTCTTCGTCGTGACTACCCCACTGGGGTTCATTCCCTGGCCAAAGAACGTTGAGCCGAAAACTTCCGTCGCCTTTGCCCAGCCAATCGACTGTGCAGCATACGAGATCACGCTGTAGCCAACAGGGCCATCACCGAGACCGCGGACATGAAACATGTCTTCGGCGTTCAGGATGGTCGACCCTGCCCGGCCGGTGACCTCATACTGAAGCGCCCCATCTTCTGCGCGAAGCACCGTCACCCGATCGGGATGGATCGGCCAAAGCGCATACGGCATGTTTCGATTGTCGCGCTCGATTTCTGCATACGCGTTGCCGCGCAACAGGATATTCATCAGCA